GGAATGTCGTTTGTCATTATTAATTATTAATAATCACATTTGTAATCTCCAAGAGTATGCCACATTCTCTCACTTAATTTCTTTCCCATAATGGCTTCTAAAGCTTATTCTTCTTCTTTTGAGGACAATGGGGATATTTCATCATTCCCACAGAGCATGTTCGATTTCTTCATGAAACCAGCTGTTCGTAAAACTGTCAATACAAAGTGGCTTATAGATACGATTGGGTCCCCAACTATCAAAGTTCAGGATTACGACATATATACCATGGGGAAGAGATTGGGGGATCGAACTGCAGTTTTCTGGACTAAGATGAGAATACTTACAAGAGAATCAGAGAGAAATGTTTTCCAAGGCAATTTGGGGGTCAAGATACTTGAAGGATATGGGAAGAAGACAATGGGAGACTTTAATGGCATCAAGATGATGAGACCAGTCAAGATTCGTCAAAATATTACACAAGATATTTGCGACTTCAAGAAGAGGGCGGCGATACATCTCGGAGGAGATAACTTTGCATTCTTGAAAGATATAGAGTGTTTTTCAGAATTCCCTTATTATACGTCAAGTGATATAAAGCAAACTGGGGACAAGAGTATCAATTGTAGGAAACGAAGATATTATGCGAGGAAGATGGAAAAGAAGAAGTCATGGGCACATATTTCAAAGGAATCTATTTTGTCTGGTCATAAGAAAAAGATAACAGAAATGATACAGCCGTATAAGAAGAATGCACCAAGTGGGGTGTATTTCGAAGAATTCATTGGGGATATATTGAAGATAATAGAAGAGGTTAGGTCGGACTATGGGGAGCATACAACTTCTACATTAGGGTATATGTCACCAATAGGGTCGTCGGAGGAATCATCAGAGGAATCCTCAGATGAATCATCTATAGGGACATCAGATGAATCTATAGACGAGTTTATTCCATTGGACAAAGATACAATAGTGAAGCCAGTGAATACATTTTTAGAAAAGATGTCAATGGATTCGATTAGTTGGTAATTGGAGTAATATTTTGTATGTGAATGTTATATATATTATTGGACCATAATAAAAGACAATATGGACTCGAGAAACATTACCGGACGTTTTGTAAACTACACTCTTCAGGGAAACGGTGAAAACCTTTCACCTATTGAACAGCAACTTCGATCAAAATTCCTAGCCAAGGCTAACAGGGATGTTGTTTTCCGAATGGTTCAAGAATCAATTGATTCGATGGTATCTTATGGAAATGTCACAGACGCAATGCACGAATCTTTCGAACGATCTCTATTCCTAACACTTGATACAATTGGGGCGATGAATGCTGAATTCCTAAGAACTTTCGCTGGGAAGAGGAAGACAGCAATGGATGCAATGAGTAGAAGCAGAGAGAGGGGATTTGCCAAATCAAACATTCCATCCACTTTTCTCCCCAGACCATCTTTCAACCTCCAGGAGGATTCTAATGATAAGATATTGGAATTTGAATTCCGTTAAAGAATATATGCTGGTAAAATGATATTTATTTAAGAAAAATTTAAAAACTCAATGAATAATTAATACAAACAAACTATCTAACTTTATTTATACAGTCATACTGGGTGTCAAATTCTCCAAAACATTGGCAGAGGGGCCCTTCATGCTTCTCCTTTTCTTAGGAGCAACCGGTTCCGATGAAACTGGTGTAACCACTGGGACACCTGGTGTTGCTACTGGTACGGGGATAGGCTTAGGCTTAGGCTTAGGCATCATACTTGAGAACATTCCCAACATAGAAGACATATCCTTCCCAGGTGCAGCCTTTGGAGCAGACGTGGTAGGTGCAGCTGGTGTACTGGCCACGTTACCGGCGTGTTGGAAGATGGCAGATGATACAAATGTCATCATAATTGTCATCTCTGGTCCAAATGACGTTCTTCCAGACCACTTATGATGGAGCTCCTCTAGACTATCATCATAGTCTGAAACTGTAAGCATCATGTTCTGAGAAAACCCCTGAAGCTTCAGGTTAAAAGGATTCACCATACCATTTGCAAATTCAATCATGGTTGCTACCGAAATAAGAATGTGTTGCATCTTTTTCACAGCCTTCTGTGAGTTACTCTCTCTTGTCATCCGATAACACTCGAATCTGATCTCATCCATGTCATCCGAAAGCTTCCATTTCTTCGCAGTAGTGAATCCATCCTTAGACATTTTGGAGATCCTGGTGAGCATTTCAATCTTCTCCTGCATGATTTCTTCCTTCCGGCGTTCTTTGGCGAATTGTTCCCTGTCTTCATACGATGACCCCGACATATTGCTACCCATGCTAGATTTACCCGAACTATCACTATCCATGGAGAATCCACCCATAGACGAGTTAGACGACATGGATCCCATTGATGAAACAGACTTCTTCTTCTTCTTCTTTTTTTCTTTCTTTTCTTTCTTTTCAACAGCAGTGTCTGATGCCATCTTATCCATATTTCCAATTGAACTAAACATATCAAGTTCTACTTCTTTTACAGGTGGGGAAATTGTATCTTTCACCTTCTTAGACTTCTTAGTTTTTTTGGGGAGAGACTTCTTGGTAGGGAAAGGGAGATTTGGGATGTCCCCGATAGTTATCTTAGTTTTTGGTACATCTCTGGGGGTTACTTTGGGACCCGATTCAATCTCTGCTATACTCTTCATCATGTCCATGATGTTATAATCCAGTGTTCTTATACCGAAATATAATATAAAAAATGACACTCCCTAGACTTGAAATCTATAAAATATTTACCATTTTATAAGTTTTATTTACTCTTCAGCATCTTCAGCATCTTTATTGTCCTGGTCGACGATAGTCTTCTGAAGACTCTCTAGGATGGCTTTAGCACCAGTTACGACTAGGCCATGTTCTTTTAGACGCTGAAGTTCCTCGTTTTTCGACTTGACGATCTCAACTAGTTCCTGCATCTGTTTCACGATCTCCTCGTGCTTTTCAGTGACAGTCTTCAATTCCTTGGCAATTAGAGAGGTTTCGAATAGAGTAGTAGTCATATTGGTAATGCTAATATTGTATATACAATCATCTGATATAATTTTAATACACCAAATAACGCAATACAAGGAAATTCTTAAACATTTATAATATAACAAAATTATTTATACGGTATTCATTATAAATATGGACGTTGATTTCCCAGAAGTTCGAGCTCTTTCTACGATTGTTGAGTCTATCTCTACAACAGACACTAATAATATCCAGGATGTGAAATTCCTAAAGAAGATGAATGCACATGACCTTGTCTCTAGTAAAAAAAAGGTATGTAAAATAGAAGACTTCATAAAAACTTCGAGGAAAAGAAAAGGGGTAGATAGTTCTCATGTGGATGTATCTATATGTGAATCTGAAAAGAGTCACGAACAACAATGGAAATGTGAAAGTTGCAATGTTGAACTTCTCTATAATAAGAAGGAGGCCCAGAGAGTATGTCCTTCATGTGGGAAAACAAGCTTCTACCAGGAAATGACAAGAGGAGAACTTATTTCCCAGGGGTATACTCCTACAACAGCATATCTTTATAAGCGTCATAACCATTTCAAAACATGGTTAAAAAGGACACAGGGGAAAGAGACAACTACAATTGGAGATGAGATTGTAGATCTTGTCAGAAAAGAGCTCAAGAAGGAAAGGATCACAGATATGGCCAATGTTGATCATCACAAGATCCGGTCTATATTGAAGAAGATGAGGCAAAGCAAATACTACAACCATTGTGTTCAGATCACAACCATCATAACTGGGAAGATTCCTCCCCAGATGACCGAAGAACAAGAGGATAGTCTTCTCCAAATGTTCGAGAGACTTCAAAAACCCTTTGAGAGAATGGTAGTCGGGAAGACTAGGCAGAATATGTTGTCGTATTCGTATCTTATCCATAAATTTATCCAGATCCTTGGATTGGATGAATTCTTACCGTACTTTCCTCTGCTGGTGTCTCAAGATAAGATCCAGATTCAGGATTCTCTGTGGAAGATCTTATGTGACGAGGTCCAGTTTGAATTTATAAGGTCTACAATGTAGATATACAATGTAACGACTAGGCTATTTCTTCTGGGTTTTCGTGACCATCAATATTATCAACTTTTTGACTCATATTCATTACTGGGTAAACCCATGGCCATGTATGTGGTATCCCCCCAAATGATAAAATTATTTCAGCCTTTATATGGGGCTGTACACTGTTCTTCACAAAATCATTCACAGTTCTGCTGTCAGTGAACACATATGAGAAATACCTGTAGGCATCATACACTCTTTGTTGATAATTGGTATATCTATAAAGCCAGTGCATCATACAACATTCTCTGACAACCCTATCCACACACCACTCATCTCCAATTGTTCCCTTGATATACGAATTACACAGCCGACTGTCTGGACGAATATGTAAACACACGTCATTCAATTTTGTCTGTAACAAAACGGCTCTTTCTTTTTCAGTCATTCTATGTTCCCGTGTTTAATTGCATATATAATTTTATATATATTTATTCATAGGGACTATGGACGAAGAACATGATAATATGAATAAGAGGACTATGACTCCTGCGATTGTAGATATGTCTGTCAAAGAGGAGAGGACTTGTCTGTCTGAGATCAGATCACGTGCAGTTTCTATCAAACACGAATATGTCTTGAAGAATGGCATGACCGCAGGGGCATTTTCATTGAAATATGTAATGGGACATCACATAAAGAGGAAGTCAAAATCTTCAAGTAAGAAGGATAAGAGGGATAATAAGGATAATAAGGATAATAAGGATAATAAGGATAATAAGGACAATAAGGATAATAAGGATAATAAGGATAATAAGGATAATAAGGAATAAGTATTTTTAAATTTAA